GTTGTGATTTCATTGGTCATTCTTCAACTCCGAAATGTTCTTTGATTGTTCGCACACAACCATTCCTCGCAGTGCGAACATCACTCAAGCGACTGTCATTGACAATAGCATTAGCACATTCTTTGATAATCAACTCGGCGAACTTTTCTTTATCAAAGATCCAACCTTCACCACTGTCGGCGGTTGGCTCAATGCGAGTAGTAGCCTGCGCAACAAGTTTTCTAATTTGTTCGTTCATTTCCAACCCCATACAGTATGGATATATTTGCCCTTGCGACGGGCGATGACTTTAGCACGGCGTTCTTGCCGTTGCAAATACAATAGTGTCCAAGAATAAGAATGTGTCATTATTTTACTCCGAATGTGTTCAATGCTGGTTGCAATGTGTTAATCAATTCTGTCTCACGTGCGTGTGCAGGGCGCTTGCCACGCACAACTTCAACGACACCGAATACAAAACTTTCTGCACCTTGTTCACGCAAGGCACGTGACAAACCCCAATTTTTGTTCTCAGTCATAGCACGTTGCATATGCTTTTGCATACGGCGCACAAGTGTCTTACGCACGTTACCTGCGAAACAAACAGCAGTCAAACCAATGTAGTACTCAAGTGTTACATTGTCTTGAATGTAGTAGATGACTTGATTGCGGTCTGTTCTACGTTTGCGGTTGATTTTTGAGTTCATAGATGTATTATATACCCAATTTGATTTATTGTCAAGTTTTGAGTATATAATACTTTTAGTCTACTTTTGCAAATCCCATGAACATTTCTATGTCATACCAAGCTACTGCTTTAGTATTCATTTCATAAACAAGCACAGGGTATGCTTCTGTATTAACTTTATCAAAGTTAACAAGTTTCTCAAATTGAGATTGAGATTCATCTTCGTCAGACTGGTCCTCAAAAGTCACAAATGCTTTGTTAGTGTTTACAAACTTGTCAATGTCGTAAGTCATGATTGGCCCTTTCAAATGTTTAAGATGCTATTGTATACCCAATCTGATTATTTGTCAAGTGGCTGGTGCAAGGATATCCAAAGCCTCTTGTAGTACTTTTGACTGACGATGGTAGGCATCTAATTCCCATGGAAGATTGTGGTATTCTTCATGGGTCATTTCTTCGGGGGATTTTTTTGTGTAGAATATACCATGCCAATAACACATACCATTAGGTTTGATTAAAAGATGTCCCAAGTGTTTTTGACTGACATGAATCAATTCATGGGTGAGGATCTTGGGTATAGACTCAAAGGCTAAATTGTAATTTATTCCTATCCTATTAACGTGCATTCTATCTATGCCACCATAAATATTATCAGCTAATGGATATAGGCATACTTCCAGTGTATCAGGCAGTTCTATAACCTGTTTTATAGCATTGGTAAATTTAGCTACTATAAACTCATGTTTATAGCTATGCTGATTATTTTTATAAAAGAATTGTATGTCCACGCATTATTTAGCGTCAGACTCTGTTGCGACTGGTTGTTCGTATTCGTAATTTACCGTGTCAATATTTTCACGGAATACGATAGCACCATTCTTTAGATGAAATCGTCTTGCAACTTCTGTCTTGGGACTTAATGTTACAAAACGTGTAACACTAGGATGTGATTTTTGAATCTCTCTGACAGCTTGAATCAATAACTCACGACCCTTACCAGCTTTATAACTCCAAATAGTATAGAATACTGCGGTAGTAGGTAGAGCATGTACTGTGTTCAAATCATTTACATTTTGGGGTACAAAGTCATGGAAGCTAACACAAACCATTGCTTCAGGTTGTTCTTCATCTACAAGTGCCGCTACCATTCTGCCATCACTAACTCTAAAATCTTTAGATATCTCGGGGCGGACAGGATCGTCTTTGATGAATTCTAAAAATTTGTCTGTGAGGTCTTTGATGAAGTGTAGCATAATATACGTATTTATACTTTGTGTATAAAATGCATATATTATGCTTGATGTATTGCCTTGAGTGATTTCTTAACTAATACATCACGTTCTTGTTTAGTACGTGCTCCTAATACAGTTATATTATATAATTGGTTGTTTGCATATAACAACATGGTTATACAAAACCCGGCTGCATTAGTAAATCCAGTTTTGATGGTTATGATACCCTCATATCCAAAATAGTTACTAGTTGGATTGTTTATCAATTTAGTGGACTTAGTAGATTTCTTTTTAACTGGTTCTTTAACAGATTTTTTCTTGGATTTACCTTTATACCCTTTGTTAACTGTTTCTGGATTAGTTATTATTCTATGTGTCTGTGCCGCTTCCTGAACAATAGCAAATGCACTTACTGCCCTTGTTAATTGCACAACATCTCCTACTGTACTGTAGTTCATAGGACTTAATCCAGTTGGTTCCACAAAACCAGTATTTTTCATACCCAATTCTTTAGAGTGATGATTCATATCCTTAACAAACTGTGTCATTCCTCCGGGATAGTGTTCTGCTAATGTCATTGCGGCTAAGTTGTCACTGCTAATCAGTGACATATCAATTAACTCACGTCTGGTCAAAACCATACCTTTATTCAATTTGGTATGGTTAATTTTATTTCCAGTTACAGCTAATTTTTCGTTGAGGTTTTGGTCTGCTTGCAAAACCGTGTATATTGTCATTAGTTTACTAATACTAGCTATACTAACTTCCTTACAGTATAAAGAGCCTTGAACAACTCTGTCATCTGTTACGTTGTACACTACTGTATGTGTTCCTGCAAACGCTAGTAGTGGCAATAATAATAATGTTACAAATATATTACGCATAGAATATTTATTCTAACACAAACACGTTAAAATAACACTATATTAGGCTACTTTTATAACACAAAAAATCCTATAAAAAGACCCAAAGCAAACCCTGTGGCGCCGGACATGATTAATAAAAACAAATACAACCAAACATTTTCAATATATTCAATATAGTTCATATAGTATTTAGCCAAAAAAATAGACCCCGAAGGGTCTATTTACATTGTAGGACCATTTCCTGATTTGAATCCTACTATCCCACCTTCGGCTACGATGCGTTTTATAACATCTTCAAACAAGATAGGACGAAAGTCTGTTTGTTCTACACATACGCAATGATATCTAGTATCGATTTCATCACTGTACAACATAGTACTAGTCTTTACGTCATATCCACGGGGCTTTTTAACACGATTGGCGTGCAAGTGACCATGAATGTTGACACCAAAACGTCCCAAACTTTCTTCATGTACTGGGATATGACTCAATATCATACCGTTCATAACATGATAGGCTCGCAATTCACGGAAATATTCATTGTATTCAGTGTCACGGAATATATCGTGGTTACCACGAATCAACACCTTGTCACCGTTCAAACGATGTAATGTCTTTAATGCTTTGCGGTTGATAACAACATCACCCAAGTGATATACCTTATCATTTGGACGAACGGTTTCGTTCCAACGCTTGACCATTTCTTCATCCATTTCATCTGGATCAGTCCACGGGCGCAATTTGGTCACTCCGTCATTCCGTGTGAATTTACATACACCCGTATGACCAAAGTGAGTATCACTAACTAAAAATACACTCGGCATACTAATCTCCTTATTCTTTAACTAATTCTAATTTATCTAAGGGAACAACTCTGAAACAACCTTCAGTAGTATCTCCTTTGATAGCAGTTACTACACGTGATTCGTCTGTGCCAGGTTGCGGCATTGTAGGACCTAAATCAAACCATTCTGATCCTGCAAGCATATCAAAATGCTGTTCCAACAATCTGAATTTCATACTCGTTCCTTTTTCACTCGACCGATGCGGCTTTCTTTGTTCCATGTATATGCAATACCATCCGGGGTCTTACCGTTTTCTACACTGTCTACCCCAAACTTACCTGCGACTTCAAATCCACTACCCTTGATTACAACAAACGCATCTAATGTCTTAGCATAGTCCATTGCCAAATCAAGTGTGGCAAACTCTTTTTCGATTTCATTGCATTCTACAATATATGTCATTAAGCTATCATCCACATTTCATCTTCATCTTTATATTCTATTGATTCATTACCGTCATATTCTGCGATTCTAAACATTCTATCTACTTTAACCCATTCAACTTCTAAGTCTTTCATACCACCTAAATATACATCAGGATATTTCAATATCATAAAAGTTTCAAGTTCTTCAAATTTTTTTGCTATCACTAGATTGACGATTGCTGGATCAAAAACTAGTTCAGGATATTGACGATTCCAGCTATACCACCCAGCACCAAAGCCTGGACTATACAATACAGCAACTTTACCATCTTCACTCAACTTATTCATCAAATATCACCTTAATAGTTTTTAGGTACAATTAACCCACTATCCAACGTTATACCATTGATAGTGTGGGCTTCGTTCTCATCATAAGTTAAACCCAACACTTTCATCATCTTGTGCTTAACTAGCAAGTTAGGACTACGAAAAACTTCTGTGTCATCGAAACCCATTATCACACCAACTTCACAAACTGCGCCACTACGACACACCCCAGCAACACAATGAACAATCACGTTACTACGGTTAAGCAATGCTTGCTTTAGTAGTATAACCAAACTCTTTGCCTGGTCATCACTGATTTTCATTTCTGGTTCGATGCATGTATCCTTTTCTTCTAAGTCTAGGAATTGAAATTGATGAACACTATTGAATTTGTATTTTGGTTCTGGAAACTCCATGCCAGTGTCAACAATTTGAATTAACAAATTATTAGGACCGGGTTCAATATGAAACCCTTTTTTAATA